TTTATGAATTGATTTATGAATCTCATTTTATAAATTAAATGAAAGTGAATCGGAAATAATGAATTGTTGGGAGGAAGTAGGCAATAGGTATGGAAAAAGAAAAGCCCAAGAAGAAAAAAGTGAATAAGAATGAATCCGGGAGAGGCGAAGACCTCTCCTTTTGTGATATACAAAAACTGATGCATCACGACTGTTATCGGAGGGTCAAGGGTGCTATTGGGAGGGTGAAATGGATAATAAATGTTACCTATGTATAAGAAAATTGTGATTGTTCAAATGGTGTAGATGCTTTATAATATTAGATAGTTAAATGAAACTGAAAAAAGTTTTGCGTATAGTATTAGCATTTGATATAATAAAAAATCATTTTTTAAAAGAGGGATTTTTGTATGGCTAAAAAGAAGTTTTATGCTGTTAGAGAAGGGAAAATACCAGGTATATATAGTACGTGGAGCGAATGTGAAGAGCAGGTAAAAGGATTTCCTGGTGCAAAGTATCAGTCATTTGTTTCTTTAGAAGAAGCAGAGCGCTACATGTTAGGTAATGTAGCCGAAGAATCCTCTGCCAATACTAAAGAAAACAATGAAATTTCAACAGAAGAATTCAATACAATGGTTGATGAAAAAATTGTATCTTTGAAAGAAGATGAAGCAATAGCATTTGTTGATGGAAGTTATGATGCTACAGCAGAAAAATCAGCATTTGGGGCAATTATTATTAGTTTTGGTGGTAATAAAGATACTCTTTATAAGGCTTTTACAAAAAAATTGGGAGAAAAATTTATTTCATTAAGAAATGTTGCAGCAGAACTTGAGGGAGTTAAAGAAGTAATTAGTTGGGCCATTACATATAAGAAAAGGAAGGTTACAGTTTTTTATGATTATATAGGAATAGAGAAATGGGCAACAGGACAATGGAAAGCAAAAAACGAAGTAACAAAAAAATATGTATCATTTATTCAAGAGAAAAAACATTATATAGAGGTAGAATTTATGAAAGTATTAGCACATTCAGGAGTTAAATTGAATGAGGAAGTTGATACATTAGCTAAAAATGCACTATTAGCTAAAGGATATAAGACATATAATGATGGTTCTGTTTATTTTGTCGGATATGGTTTAGAGGATTGGAAAGCAATTGTTGACTGCATTAACGAAGAAAATGAGGACTTATTAAAAGAAAACATAGTCAAAATTAGTTTGAGTGTAGAGAAGATAGGTACAAGAAATAAGATAACTATTCTTCAATCAGAAAATAAAGTTGTAATTAATTGTTATTCCAATTCAAAATCATATGTACAAGGGAAACAGACGGTGCTGTTTCAAAAAGTAATTGCGACAGCTATTGGATTATTGAAAACTGGACAAAGCGTGATTGAAACATTAAACAGTTACCACGCTTTGACAATAAAGAAAGAGGAAGTTGAAAATAAATTTGAACAAGTATTACCGCATTATAGAAGAGAAAATGAAAAACATTACGCCAATTTGTTGTCATCAGTGTATAATACAATGCTTACAGGATATATGCCAGATTATACATGTTTAGTAACGCCGATTTTTAGAGCATACGAGTTTTACTTGCATAGAATATTAGGAGATATAATGGGGCTTGATACTGAAACCGATAAAGGAACAAATAATTTTTCATATTTTTCAAAAAATAGTACCGGCTTATATGAATGTAATAGTAAAAGTATGGGCAAACTGACTACGGAACAATTGAATTTTTTAAACAAACTATATACTCAATATAATAGCGTTCGTCATCCATATTCTCATTGGTCAGCTAATGATATAGATACAGCAGTTATTACAGATATTGCAATAGCTAGGCAAATAATAATGGATGGGTTTGAATTGATAGATCAATATTATACTTTGTTTTAGATATATTAGGTATAATTGTAATAAAATGGGTATAATTATAATGGAAGGAGGAAAAGGCAATGGAAAAAGTGATGTTTCATCAGATGGTAGATGAAATATATATTGGTATAATTACTATACTTGATTACGAGATAGCAGTACACAAATGCCTAGCAGAAATGTTATTTCCTCCCAAGAGAAATAGTAAGAGGAAGGTTATAGTGGATTTGGCTCTAAAATCCGGAATTAATCAGTATAGATTTGTTGTGTTTGATGTAAACAATGAAGGGAAAATTCTATTAAATAGTAGTGCATATCTCAAACCAAGTAGAGATGTAGTAAAATTGGCTAATGCATTTTTAAAAGAAAGAAAAGAGATTGTATCCCATTCAATGCTACCAAATGCTAAAAAGAAAGAGTTATTAAATGTATATGGAAGTTGATCGTGGATATAGCATCAGAAACTGCAATAAAATTTATGAAAGAGCAAGGTATAATTGAAAATTAAAAAGAGCCTCTTATAAGGGCTCTTTTTGCGTACCCCAAAACAAAACGAATAGGCAGGTGGTGACAATGTAGACATGCCGAGACAGAGAAGTCCGAACAGGGACAAAGCTAAACAAATGTACCTGGAATCGGGTAAAACACTATTATGCAAGGACATAGCGAAGATTTTAAATGTTTCTGAAAGTCAGGTTAGAAATTGGAAAGCCCAAGATAATTGGGACAATAAAAATAAAATTGCGCAATCAAACGGGAATAATTGCGCAATTAAACGAAAAAAAGGTGCCCAACCTAAAAATAAGAATTCAAAAGGTCATGCGAGCAGCGTACCGAAAGGTAATAAAAATGCTGAAACGCATGGCTTTTTTTCTAAGATTTTTCCACCTGAAACAATAGATATAGTGGAGGACATCATGGTTAAAGATCCGCTTGATATGCTGTGGGAGAATATAATAATTCAGTATACGGCCATAGCAAGGTCCCAGAGAATTATGGATGTTACTGAAAAATCAGAAATGATTAAGGAACTCAAAAAATCCAAGGTTAAGACCAAGGATAGAAGTACAGAGAAAACTTCCACCAATGAATCGGAGAAAGAATATGAATATGAGTTCCAATTTGCTTGGGACAGACAGGCAACATTTTTGAAAGCGCAAAGCAGAGCCATGTCTGAATTAAGGAGTCTTATCAAGCAGTATGACGAAATGCTCCATAATAATTGGGATAAGGCTACAGAGGAACAGAAATTGAGGATTGAGAAGTTGAGATGTGAGGTTGATAAAGTTAAGAATCATGATAAAGATAAGTCTATAGAAATTATGGTAAAGAGAAAAAGTGATGAGTAATGATTATAGAAAAAGAAGTAAATCCTGGCTTTGAAGATTTTATTTTCAACTGGGATTATAAATTCTATTTTTTAGTTGGTGGTTATGGATCATCAAAGAGTTATCATGTGGCCTTGAAATTAATACTTAAATTGCTCCAAGAGAAAAGAACTGCACTTGTAGTCAGAGAAGTATTTGACACCATAAGAGACAGCTGCTATTCTCTTTTAGAGGAAATAGTAATTGATATGGGCCTTGATGATAGAATTGAGTTCACAGCTTCACCAATGCAGGTTAAATTCCCCAATGGGTCCAAGATAATATTTAAGGGAATGGATAAACCTTCAAAGCTTAAGTCTATAAATAATGTTTCCATAGTATGGATAGAGGAATGTTCAGAGGTAAAATATGCAGGATTTAAGGAACTTCTAGGGCGTTTGAGGCATCCAAGCCTATCATTGCATATGATACTTTCAACCAATCCTGTGAGCAAGGATAATTGGACATACAAGCACTTCTTCAAAGATGAAAAGAAGAAAATATTCACACTTGATGATGAGGAACTCTATAAAAAAAGAATAGTTATAAGAAACAACACATATTATCATCATTCTTTGGCAGATGATAATTTATTTTTGCCCAAAAGCTATATACAGCAGCTTGATGAACTGAAAGCATATGACCCTGATTTATACAGAATAGCCAGGAGAGGCAGATTTGGAGTAAATGGCAGGAGGGTACTTCCTCAATTTGAAGTTGCTCCACACTATGCGGTACTTGAGGCTATAGGGAATATAAAAAATCCAATCAGGAGAGTTGGCATGGATTTTGGTTTTGAAACTTCATACAATGCTATCGTAAGAATGTGTATTGATGATGATAAAAAGATACTTTATATCTACTGGGAGTATTATAAAAATCAAATGACAGACGATAGAACCGCTGTTGAAATATCAGAATTTAAAGATACACAGGAGCAAATCAATGCAGATTCGGCTGAGCCTAAGACAATTAAATATTACAAGCAGCAAGGATTTAACATTAGAGGAGCCAAAAAGTTTCAAGGGTCCAGGTTGCAGAATACCAAGAAGGTAAAGAGATTTAAGAAAATAATATGTTCCTCTAATTGTACCAATACTATAGCAGAACTCAAGGATTTAACCTATGCAGTAGATAAGAATGGAGAGATTATAGAGGATGAATTTAATGTCGATCCTCACACTTTTAGTTCCATCTGGTATGGACTTGATGGTTATGAAGTTGCTGACATTAAAGAAAAGAAATATGCTGATTCTGTCTATAACAAAGGCAGAGGTCTTAAAAATAACGTCTATCATACAAGGAAAGGAGGTACCGTATTCTAATGAATATAAAACATCAGCTATTAAAACTTACAGATCCACAGCTCAAAGAGAGAAAGCAGTGCAAGAATGATTACTTTTACTATAAAGGCAAATGCCAAGATGAACAGCTTGCAATAAGTGATCCTGATATTATAGGGCAATCCTGGACAGTTAATGATAATTTGGATTATCTTCCTGCGCAGGACATAAGAAACAAGGTGGGTCCGCTTCTCCGTAAACAGGCAAGATTTATGTTCAGCGTGCCTCCGGATATTCTATTCAAGCCCTATGATTTAAAAGATAAAGATGAATGCGAGGAACTAAGGCAGTTTGTAGATAAAATTCTGGCAGACAACAGTTTTTGGAGTGACACTCTGAAAGCTTTTTTAGATTGCACTGTAAGGAGAAGGGTACTTCTTAGAGTTGAAGCCAATCCAGAGCAGCCAATAAATATTTTTTATAACTCCATTAATGATTTTACCTATAGGACTACATCTAGTAATTATAAGAAATTACAGGAGATTATTCTTGTAGTTCAGGAACCAGATACAGCAGATTTGGAACAGGATAAGCAGACATGGTACAGGCATACTTACAGTTTGGAGGATAATACATGTATCCACAAAGTAGAAATATTTGCAAATGGCAACTTTGATATTCCTATATCCACAGAAACAGTGGATACAAAGCTGGATAAGCTTCCAGCATGGGTAATACTCAATGATGCCATGCTTGGAGATATACATGGACAAAGTGATGTAACAGGTCTTAGAGATGCGCAGAACAGTTATAACAGAAAAGTTTCAGATTATGCTGATGCATTGAGGTTCAATATGTTCGGAGAGCGTGTAATTATAGATGCTGATGAAAGCAGTGTGAATAATTGCAAAGTGGCACCGGGTGCAATAATACCATTGAAGAGTATAGATGAGCATACAGCGGATGCCAAAAGGCTTGAAAGTTCATTTACTTCAGCTGAACCCGCGGAGAAGTTTCTTGACAGGGCTGAAAAAGATATGTATGAGATGCTGGACATGCCAAGGCAGGAAGAACTTAAAAATGTACCTTCAGCTAAAGCTTTGAAGTATCTTTATAATGACTTGATAGCCAGGTGCAATGAAAAATGGAATACATGGGAGCCAATTATAAAAGATTTGATAAGGCTTATTATTGAGTGCTGTAGTAAGTTTAATTGTTATAAGGACTGGAACCATGAA